ATGAATAATAAAGACTGGAATTATCCCATCATGGTCATCTGCAAACGCACCGGAAAAGTCTACACGGTGGCGAACACGAAAGAAGCGCTGGATATGCTGTTGAACGCATGGCCTGTTGCGGAAGGCAAGGCGTTCATGATGGCACTGCAAGTCTGCGCCGACGTCGAAAGCGGGCAAGGACAGCCACTCGAGGCCCGCAACAGCTTTGTAGCCGCGGCGTCGGAGGCTGGGGTCCCTCTTGACATGCCGGTAGTTCAATAAAGCCTTTCGACCTCTCTCATCCATTCGAAGATGGACATGCCGCATGTCTCGGCGTGGAATGGTTCGACGAAGCAGCCGGCTGGACTGGGCGCATCGATCGCGGGACTGCCGCGGCCGCCCTTCCCCCTGTGATCGCCGTATGGCCGGATCGCTTTCCGCGCAGAACGGCAACCGGCTCATAATATAAAGATCAATTTTGCGGATATTGCGAAACTTTTCGGTTCGGCGGGAGTTTGGAGACGCAATGTCGGAGCGTCAACGAAATGAACAGTATTTTTAATGCCGGCGAATGCCGCTGGCATGAACCGGTTTATCTGCGCATCGGTTATGGAATGCCGGAGGTCGTCCGCAGCCCCAAGGAAGCCCATAATCACCTTCTTTTCCGCTGGCCGGCCATCAGAGGCGAAAAATATGATTCCGCCCGAAGCCTCTGTCTCCAAGCCGATACCGATCCTCTGCTGAGCGATAAAGCCAGGAAGATGTTCATCGCGGCCTGCGTGGAAGCGAACGTATTGGATTAGCGCTCGCGCGACGTTCAATCCACTCGCAAACCGCTGTGAGACAATCACGGCTTTCACCCGGGAATGGCACCTCCATTCGCTCCATAAGATGCAACACCGAAGCGGTCTCGGCTGCAATACAGGAGCGCAATGTACCCGCCTGCCGGGAAGAATGACATCAGCTTCGATGAAATCGGACAAGGCCCTCGGAGCGGAACGCTTCTTGCAATCTTACCGAAGCATGAATGTTTCGGAGGTAATACGTTTTGAAACGAAACAGTTTACGCCCATTCCCGGCTATCACGCTTGTCATGGGAGAGAACGGCGGAACGCGCCGTATCAATTCAGTGCATCAGGCGGCGGAATTGCTGCTGGAATATTGGCCGGTGGAAAATGGCGAGGAATATGTCGCGGCAGTGCGGATCTGCCTCGAAGCGATGCTGGGTGCCGTCCCTGCCGAAGCCGTAAGGGAGGCCTTGATCAAGGCTGCGCGGGAAGCCGGCATATCCGTCATGCAGTGAAATCACCCCGCTCCTCCCGCAGCAGGCGGGATCTCTCTGACACTATTCACTTTTTATGAACGAGTGCCGGCGATCTTGCCAATGGAGGCAGGCGATTCGCCCTGCCAATGACGGAGAGAATATGTCGCTTCTACCATTCCCGGCCGACAGGCGTACCAGTGATGTCAGGCGGTGTGCCGCAGCCCTTCAGCAGCTACATGGCGAGGCGGCAAACCGCTTCTGGCGTTCGGAAATGGCAATCTTTGCCAATGCCCTGCGCGAACAGGGGGTGGAAGACGGCGAAATCTCGCGGCAGGCCGGTCTCTTCATGCATGCGGTGCAGATGGAACTGCAGCTCGCCTTTGCCGAAGAGGAACTGAACGCGTCGGCCTGACGGTGTTGAAGCCTTTTCGCTTTTTCGAACCGCGAAAACGCTCTCCTTCCTGGACTTTCACGCGATTCCGAACGAAAACGCGATGCGCTCCGCGCGATTGCTCTATTTCGGCAATCTGCAAAATGCGATGGACTTGTCGCCGCTTGTCGGTGACTTGATCTGCACGGTCCATTCTCCTCCCGGAAAATGGAAGCCCTTTGACGAAACCACGCCGGCAATCTGCGCGCAGGCCTTTCTGGCATCGGCGCTCGGCAGATCAATCGTCCCTATGACGGCGTACCTCCGGCTGGATACCTGGCACGGCGCTGTAAACAGGCCCGTATTGTCGATCATCTTGCAGACGCGGAACGCATTGTTCACGGCATCGTCTGCTGCCATCGCGGAATTAGCGCCCACCAGCATGGTGGCCGCCGCCAAAAACAGTTTCATTGAAAACCCCGATCCCCTATGGCAGCACGGTGCCAGAGCAGATTTCGTCTTGCAAGATATGTCGCGTGGATTTTCATGGGCCATTTGAAAATACAACGCAACGGACGGCGGCTTGTTCGCCGGAGCCTTCGTTCACCCGGTTTTTCTGACATATCAACGCATTCCCGGCTGCACCTCCGCTTGATGCCGTCCCGGATCGCAACCGCTGCCCTGTCGATGAGGCCGGAACAATAAGCCGCAACGGGCATTCCCAAAACATATGGCACTTTGCCCAATGCCCCGTGAAGGAGACGGCTATGAACCAAGACATCATCGATCGGCTCGATACAATCGGCCAACAGCTGCATGATCGCGCTCTTGCCCTGTCCCAGTCGCAATCCCAGGAAGGCCAGGACCATGCCCTGATGATGTCCGCACTGGCGACCTTAGCAGCGGCCGTACGGACCCTGAATGACGACGTCGCACAGCTCGATGGCCCCAAGGGGATTGGCGCAGCCGGCTCCTGAAGTCTAGGTATCGAGGCCGATGGCAATTTCAACGCTGGTGACAGCTTGATCGTTGACGATCATGACCTTCGTAACCGCCTACAACTTCGCCAAACATCTCAAGGCACCGCGATGGTATATGCGGATGGCGAAGGCGGCTTAATGATCCGAAGCCTTCTCATTTTTTCTTTTTGCCCTTCTTCCATTATTGCATTTGCGAGCGGGCCGGTCACAGTTAGATGGAAAAGACTGAAGTGTTGGGCGCTGAAAGCGCCATCCACGCGGCCATCGGACAATCCCGCTTGCTTTAGATCGATCAGCAGATCGTTCGGTGATCGATAGCAGCGGAGGGTCTTTGTCCACAAATAGAGTTCAGTCAGCGCCGGGGCGGAGGGATGCTTAACGATGACGTCGAACGCCTTGGCGCAATCTTCTGACTTCTTGAGCCAGACCCTCTAAAGCATATTCAGGGGTTGCGACAACTCGCTCTATGCGAACAGTGTCAGTCGTGGACATCTCCTTCCTGAGCCATTCCTCGACTGCCGGAGAATTGCGAGGAATGCGGCTGTTAAAGCTCCTCCAATATTCGAGCGCCGCCGTTGCAGATCGCGCCAATAAAACAGTGTTTCGGCGACGCTTGTCAGCCGGTGTAAGCGACAAGGAAGTCGTCGCTATTATACAGCGCCTCGCCTGCAGAACTCTTTCTCCAGATGAGATAATCGGTGCTTCACTTCGTCGGCCACATCGCACAACGCTGTTGGAAGCCCGTGTGCATCACGCTCCGCCCGGCACGAGGAGTATAATCTGGATCAACGCGAACTCAAACATCACAGCAGCTCGTTACAAGGCGCACGAGGTGGAAAAATATCCGGATATCATGTGGAATGACTTCGATGATTAGGCGATCACAGTCGCTAAGCTTGGAATTCAAAAATTCCGGAAGTCCCTGTCAAAATTCCGGAAAGTCGCGTCCGGCTACACCGGAAAGTCGCGTCCGGCTACATACGTTTCGTTACCTATGTCTCCGAGCTGGACAAGTTAGTTTTGGTAGCGGAGGACCGCTTCAATCTATTCCTCCGCCTCGACAGTCCGAGCCTTATTGATCTTGGCAACTGGCAAGTCGAACTCAAAAGGGCGATCAAGCAATATCTTGAAAAGACAAAGGAAGTCGACGCAGCGAACGATGTCGCCGCGCCCCAATCCATCCTTGAAAAGCCTAAGCGGCCCGGGTGAGCGGCTGTTTGCGCTTCTTGCATTTCTTATACCAGATGATGGCGAGCGCCTTCCAGAATGGCCACCGTCGTGCCATGGCCAGTTGCTGGGCATCTTCCTCAGCACTCATCAATAGATCGACGATCGCGGCCGTCAGATCCTCGGGAATTATAAGCTCGCTATATTCTGAGTGCGTCATCAGAAATTCCACGGCCTTGATGTGCTGGGCTGTGATCGGGCCTCTCTCAGCATTCGCTATGATTTCGAGAATCTCGCGAGCCAGTTTGTCGCCACGTCGGGCAATCAATTGCTTAATCGCCGCCACAGCGATGCTCTCCCTGGACGCTTCCCGATTGTAAGCACCAGGTCGTTTCAGGATTTTGACACCTGCAGCTGCGCAAACTTCCTCAATCGTTTTGGCATCTTCTTCCCCTGCGGCTACCGCAGCGTGGTGAAGTTGTAGGTGGGTTACCCCTACCCTATCGGCGTTTTGCCCAATGAACGCCTTGGCTTGGGACATGGTGTCTTCGGCCTCGACGATCATGACTGGAATTTGGCTGATAAATGGGTTGCTGGCCGCAGCGATGGCGGTGTGCTGGCCGTCGAGGACTTTTAGGACGGTATCTCCTTCGATATCAGCGTACGCGCAAATCGGGGGCTTAAATTTTGACCAATCGAATTTCTCGACAATCTTCCTTATCTGCCGGAGCCCGCGTTCGCCAATATCTCGTTGGTATGCCGGGTCGACAAATAAAGTGATAGGGTCGACGTGCTCGCAGATCGGCATCCCGTGGGAGGCTTTTGCGGGACGAGACCCGCGGTATTGATGGGCGCAATCTGTCTGATTTGATCCTGCATGGCTTTCCCTCTTGGAAGCTGACAACGGGACCAAGCTTGGGGCGTGCGTGGTTTACATCCCACAGAGACCTAGCCAAAGGCTTTCGCAATGCCTAACATCCACAGGCTGATGATCAGTAGTGGTGCAATCGGTGGAAAACAGAGGCTGAGGAAGCGTGTCCAAAGCATGGCATGTCGAAAGCTATGCCGCAGAGGAAAGCCAGAATCCTTGACTCGGCCAGTTTGACCCGCCAATTTTCTCGTCTGCCAAATTGTCTCCAATCAGGCAATTGAGCTGGAAATTATTTTCCTCGACGTCCGCCAAGAGATCGAGATGAGCAGATACTTCGGAAATGAAATACTTGTTCTTCCTGAAGATCTTATAGCCTTTGCTTGGTCTGCGCCGTTGCGCGAGCTTGCCGTTAAAGTCGAGCTCTCTGACGTCGGCTTAAGGAAACAACTCGTCAGCCTTGGCGTTCCCCTCCCTCCGCAAGGATATTGGAACAAGGTACACGCGGGAAAACCATTGCCTGCGGTGCCCGAACCCGAACCAAGACGACCGGGCCAATCTGGGCGATTTCGCATCGACCATCGATTTCGAAACGTTGTCCCGGCCGCCCCCCCGATCGCCGCCGGAGGTCCATTTGCGTCAACCGAGGTTCCAGAGGATCTGAACGAGCTTTATACCCGGGAGTTGGAGGCGATTGGCAAAGTGACGGTTCCTAGATCGCTCGATCGCCCACACCGTAGCCTCGTCCAGTTATTGAATAAGGAAGATAAGAAGCGGGCGAAATTCGCTGTGCGCGGTTGGGGTGGCCCTCTTTTCGATAGCCCGGTCGCAAAACGCCAATTGAGAATTCTCAATGGCTTATTTTTGGCCCTTGCGAAACGTCGACATGATTGCCAAGCCTACGAGCATGACGGGACGATTTACGCGTCCGCTACAATCGGCGATACTGGGGTGGGTATTGATGTTTCTCTTGTTGGAAGAGATCCGCGTCGACAACGCGGACAACCGCTCCCCGATGGCTTGCCTCTATCCACACCGCTCGCTCTTACAATTTCACCGCGGTACGAAGAACGTTCAACAAGAAGGTGGCAAGACGATAAGGACGGGCAACTAGAGGATAAGATTGCCATCATCGCCGCCTCGGTTATCGTTGCTGGCGAAGCGAGCTTTCGAGATTCTCTTCGTGAGATGGAGGAGCAAGAAGAGAAAAAGCGGCTTGAGGCTGAGAGGCAACGCCAAGAACACCTCAAGGCGCTGAATGAAGAGCGCTTGCAAAACCTCATCGCCTCGGGCGAATTATTGCGGAAATCTCAAGATATCCGGATGCTGGTTGAGCGCGTCCGCGCTGCAATGGTTAGCGGCGCAAGCGATATCGAGCCATCAGAATTGCAGGCCTGGGAAGAATGGGCCTTGGAGCAGGCCGACCGAATTGATCCTATCAAGTCCGGTCAGTTTTTAAGCCATTTTAGAGAACCGCAGATCTAAATTCGAATTCCGAAATCGAAGCCTGTGCCGGAACCGAGGGTGATTGAGGCATGACCAAATCAAGTTTCCGTCAAGCCGATCTTCAACGGATACTCAAGGCCGCCAAGGCTGCCGGGTCGACGGTCCAGATCGATCTCAGATCGCTCATTGTCACCGTACTACCTATCGCCGCGCCTGAAATTGGATGGTCGCGTCTGGCTACGCAAGTGCCGGACGGCAAGGAAGACTGGAGCGATGTAGAAGAGTTCGATTTATCTCCTACTCGGTCGGCTGAGCCCGAGAAGGGTCCTTCCGGATACCCCATCATCGATGACAAGTCCCATCCCCTTCGGCGTTGGTACGACCGGCTCGGCTTCGATGCGCGAACAATGGGTAGGGAAGATATGAATAGGCTGCAGAAGGAAGCGGAAGACCGTTGGGCGGCCTCCATTCCTGGGACACCGCTTCAGAAACGCGAGGTTACGGCGTTGCAACAGCTAGCTGCACATGGCCCTAACGTCAAAGTTCATTGGCGGGACGTGAAAAACTGCGGCCCAGACACGGAAGACCGGCTGAAAGCGCGTGGCTTTGTGGAAACGCTCCCCAATGAAAAATTTCCTGATCGGATCGGGTTCTATATGTTGACCGAGGCTGGTTACGAGGCGTGGAAGTCGAAGCAATGACCAAACGAGCATTCGTTAGCCAAGCCGAGCTGCAGCGGATGGCGAAGGTTGCTAAGCTTGAGGGTGTGACCGTGTGGGTAGAGATCGATGGAAAAAGGTTCGGAATTACTCCCGAAGCTCCCGTCGAAAGTAAGGCGCCCCGTGATCGCCAGCCAAACGATTTCGCGACCTTGGCGCAGTGGCAAGCTTGGAAAGATCTCGAACGCGCACGTAAAGAGCTAGCGGCCATAGAAAGCAAACAGGCAAATTGACAAAAAGAAAACTTCTGCCGGACAGCCGAGCTTCGACCAGACACTGGAAAAGCTGATGATGGGACCCTTTGGGCCGAAAGAGCGTAAAAACTGGAAGAACAATCGAAAATACCTAATTCCGTATTTTCCGATCGGCATCCTAATAATTTATATTTTCGAAGATGCCTTCTTCGTGGACGTTTTATCCTTCCTCTTTATTTTCGGCCTCGGTTTATTTCCGATGGTCGATTTGAAGGAGGCTTTCCAGAAACTCTCGCAGAAAAATTGGTCGGGAAAATAGGTGGATGACCAAAGCCGCCTTCCGCCAGGTCGATATCGAACGCATAATACGGGCCGCGAAGGCCACCGGCGCCGTAGTGCAGATCGATTTGCGGACGCTGGTCGTGACGATCCACCCAAGTCCGGAAAAGGAAAAGATCGATCCCTTCACGGGGTTTGCGCCCGATGGGAAAGAGAATTGGGAAGATTATGGGACCGCCCGAAACGGAGCACCATATGGGCGAGAGAATTGGGAGGATTGATATCCGATGATCAATTCCAGGGACATAGGTGGCCTGATATTCGCGATCATGATCCTGATGGCGCCCCTTATCATCGGCGGAGCGGCTCTAATGGAGTACCTTGGCTGGATCTGAGGCCTAAAAAATATGTCAACAAACAGTTGACACTGTCGCCTTTTTGCTTACATATTCCAGAGCATGATCAAGACGTTTCGACACAAAGGCCTCGCGGATCTGTTTGATACCGGCAAGACTGGGAAAATAGATAAAAAGATGCATTCCCGAATTTTGAAACGCCTTGACCGCTTAGATGTAGCCGAAAAGCCGGATGAAATGGATCTCCCAGGCTTCGATTTTCATCCGCTGAATGGCTTCAATCCTGCACGCTATACAGTTCATGTGAACGGACCATGGTGCATCACTTTTGAATTTGATGGCAAAGACGCAACCCGTGTCGACTATGAGCAATATCACTAGGAGTAACAAAATGACCGAATATGTAGCTCGCCGTTCGCCCGACAGGTGCCCTACTCATCCGGGCGCGCTCCTTGAGGATGTCATCATTGATACCGGCAAGAGCAAGTCCGAGATCGCCGAAATGCTGGACATTTCGCGGCAGCATCTTCACGACATCCTCCGCGGGAAGAAGGGTGTTTCTCCGACCGTCGCAGCCCGCCTCGGCAAGTTGTTTGGAGACGGGACCGGAGTTTGGCTTCGCATGCAGGCTGCCTATGATGCCTGGCATGCGGAGCGAGACCAGGATTTATCGACGATCCCTACGCTGCAGGTTGCTTGACGCCATCTGCGCGCGCATGGGCGGAGCTGCACTACTCGGATCGACGCCGGCTGAAATGGAATCAACCGGGTCGTCCGAGTGCTCGTGCCGAGGGGGATCCTATTGTGTCGGGCCACGCGGCGTCCACTACTGCCTTACCGACGACGGCCGAAAGAGCTATCTTCGCAAGTGATTTCCTTGCCGATAGAGGACGCCTCGATGCTCGACGAAACGAGAGAATACCTGCTCGACCACCGCGACAAGCTGCTGTTCCAGATCAAGCAGGCCAATTGCCATCTGCTGCGCCTAGAGGCTGATGCGATCAAAATCATCAATAACAGGGCATCGCTGCCGGCGGCTGATCTCGCCATTATCACCGAAGACTTGGCCGACCACCTGAAAAGTCAGATCGAGCTGCTGGGCTGGGCAATCGATCATATCGACCATGAGCTGGAATATCTCGATGGCAATGATGAGTTTGAGCCGTTCATGGGCCGCAAGGCTCGTTCGCGCGGCTGATAAAGGCGTGACGGTCGCGGTAATTGCGCTCGTGCGCCGAGTGATGGAAGAGCCAGGGTTCCGATCTCCCGATTAGCGATAACAGCGGCGTCTTTGCTGCAGATCGAGAGTTGATCGCAACGATGCAATCGCAACCTGAGTCGGCCCAGAGGAACCCCACTGGCGGATCAAGCAAGGATCGAGTACAATTTGCTCGATCAAAAACGAAAAGCCGCCCCCGGCCAAGGAAAGCGGCTTTAGCGAGTAGATCAGCAACTAGGCTTGATCTCTCTACGCACCCTTAAGATAAGCTTTTTGGGAAAGATTTCTAGCCTCGTTGGGCATCACCTCAACCAATTGAAAAGGTTAGAAAAAATGACTCAGAACAGCGATTTGGCGATCACCCCCTCACAATTGGCATTCGACCTCGAGATCGTCGTCGAAGCCGAAATTGATGGCGTAGGGATGGGCGTCTTGGGTGACGGGACGCCATTTTTGACGCTTCGCGGCCTATCGAGAATGTGCGGCGTCGCCATTTCTACACTGGTGAAACTCACCGATGAATGGGGGCAAATCCCGACAAAAGGTCGGGAGCAGAAAATCCGCGACCTGATAAAGGCGCAAGGATTTGATGATACTGTCTTCTTCCACGCAGTGAAAAAGAACGGCACTATCCACCATGCGGTACCAGCTCACGTCTGTATGGCGGCGTTGGAATACTACGCGTTCGAGGTTGCTGGCAACGATCATGCGATCAAGAGCTACCGTACCCTGGCGAAAAAGGGCTTCACCGATTTTGTCTATGCGCAGGTCGGCTACAATCCAGATGGTAAAGTAAGCCTCGCCTGGCAGCAATTTCACGATAGAGTAAGCCTCGTCGCCAACGCGGTCCCCGCCGGATTTTTCAGCATCTATCAAGAAATTGCCGGAATGATTGTACCGATGATTAACGCTGGCATTGATGTTGGGCCTCACATAGTTCCCGACATCAGCGTGGGACAGCGGTGGGCCAAGCACTGGAAAACAGAAAATCTCGAGGTACTGTACGGCGAGCGGCGGCAGTACTCGCATGATTATCCAGTTTACTTCCCCCAAGCACTTTCCAACCCGCAGACGCCGTACTGCTATCCAGACGAAGCCCTTGGGGAATTCCGCAAGTGGTTTAGAAAAATGTACATTGAGGTTCATTTGCCTGATTACCTCAGCAATCAGGCGAAGCTTGGGAAAGTCAAGCCAGCAATCGCCACGAAGGCGATAGACGCATTCAGGCCGAAGACAATCGCCGGTAACTAGCTAGCCCATGGAAACCCGCTTCGGCGGGTTTCTTTTTGCGCGGCCCACGTTTCACCAACTGAAACGATTGGCCCTTCCGAGTCCGTTTCCAGAAAATCTGACTGCCAGCTAGATAAACCACTTTCGTTATCCGCAAGTAATCCCTGGTGTACCCCTAATCTAGGTTGACTATTTTATTAAATAATACAACCTCCCATAAAGAAGACAGGGAGGGGCTCATGGCAACCAGCAAGAGGGTGAAAATTCAATATAGACGACTGCGTCGGGACAACGGACAATTTCCGGCCGAAACCTTGAGTGAGAAAATCGCGGCCGCGTTAAGCAGCAAGAAAGAGGGTATAGTCCTCGGCGAAAGTGTTCAAAAGCGCATCTCCGAAGTTCCGCGTGCAGACGGATATCAGCGGGTCTTAAATAATTTTCACATAAACGAAAACTACGTATTCGGCGACCTTTGCCTTTTCTCTCCCGGCCAGATGCAGGCGTTACTACAACTGTCGACAGACCCTAGCCATTCTTCCCTCGATGAAGTCTTGAAGGCATGGGCGATCGCGGAATCTAAAGCGCCGGCAGGGCATGAGTATTTGCACGGGATGGCCTATTGGATGGCCGTCGGTGACCACTTTTATCAAATCCAACACGTGGCGCTCCAGACAAAAGCGAGCGAAGAATATCTAACCTGGTTTCTTCGAGACCAGTCCGGGGTAATTGCACACGATCAGCACGTTGAACTGCAGGCCGAGTTTGACCGCGCCCAAATTGGTTCTGACCTAGGCGACGTTAAATCGATCGAGATTGGGGGCTTGGTTCCTGAAACGATTAGACCTGAAGCGCCTCCAACTTATACCGCGACGGCTGTTGATGTCGTGACACACGAAAGCCTGGGCGAAAAGTTGGCCGCGAGTTGGGGAAAGGCGAAAGGCGTAATTGTTGAGCTACTGGGCGAAGTCGAGGCAGATAAGCTTTTGGCCCAGATGCCACCCGATGCGGCGCTGGAAGTTACGGTAAATATCGGCTATCGCGCCAAGAAGCGAAAGTTCCAGAAAGAATTCATGAAGAACTTGGCTTCCGGACTTCGCAACGCCCCCGACGGTGAGCTTCGTGTTCGCGGAACGGACGGCGAAATCAAAGGGGATGATGCCCGCCTATCGGCCGACATGAGCATTAAGAAATTCTCCAAGGAGAGCAATCTCTTGGATATTCCAGACGTTATAGAGCAGATTTTAGAGGTCCATCGGCGCTTCTTGCATGATGGTAAAATCACCGAATAGGTGTAGAATCGGTTTTATGAAAATAAAGCCTACCCACGTGCTCGTCCCAACGCTCGGAGCTGCGATCGCAATCGCAGCAGCTTCGGTCGATTTCTGGGACACATCTAAAGCGTCGATCTTGACTGCGTTGTCAGTCATCGGCGCGGGCGTGCTTGTGCGTCTGGCCCGTGGTCTACCGTTTACAAATATCGACCAATTTCAGGTAGATGAGGCGCGCAGAATTTCAGCAGCGATTAAGCAATCGATCCGTGCTTTGCGCGTTCTGATTCTGGTGATCTTATTTACGATGGTAAGTCTCGTTTTGGCGAAGGGATTAGCTGTAGCTGCATCTGCACAATGGCCGAGTGCTTCACATGCTTTCCAGTTTGGAATTTCAGGCTTGATTGGCCTTCTCCTCTCATACATCCTCGTTAGGGTGACAGCGGTCATTGAGGGAGATGTCGGCCTTGTTGATCTTCAAGCAGAGTTCTTTGTCCGAGCGGTGGAGCGCAAGCAGGCCGACCGGTTTGATAAAGCGCAAAGCAGATCCACGACCACACCGGTAGAGAACCCAAAAGATTACGGCAAAATCATTCAGTAGGTTCAATTGCAGTGAAAATCACGGCAATACCTATTCTAGCGATGTCTCATACTGGCTTTGACTATTTTCCGAGTACTACAGCGCCTATACGTCGTATGGCGTCAGCAAAGGTTACGCCCATGGCCATGCCGGCGATCCCGATCATGCCTAGTGCCCCGAGCCCCATGAGCTTCCATCTCTTCACATCATCCGTGACTGGACGCATCTCCGAGACATCTTCCTGAACCGTGACGATGCTCGTCTCGACCTTACTCACACGGTCTACGACCTCATCCAGGCGGCGGTGCATTGACGACCGGCTGACATCGGATTTCTCCTCCTGACGGCGCGTAGCCTCGATCAACATATCAACTTTGGCCGTGAGGGTGCCGATCTGCTGATGGATGTAGTTGTCGTCGGGAGGCGCCATACCGTGGGAGCTTTCACTGAAGGAGGGAAATTAAACCGGGTGCGATCACACAGAAAAATGCGCCGGTAGATAGAAGGAAGAGAAGGAGGGTCAGACGGGCCGACATCATGGACGCCGTTCGAAGCCGGCTTTCGTATCGTCATAAAACGACGCGCAACGCTCGCCACGCGCGTTCGCCCGGTCGAGAGCCCCACGCTCCCGCACAAGCACGGAACGCAGCTCGTCCCCCACCCTGACGGCGGTGTGCGGTTCTTTCTTCCGGCAGTCGTCGGGCAGTGGCGGCAGATTGGTGCCGGCCTTGATGATGCCCTTTGCCGACGACACCCTTTGGAGCCGGTCAGTGAGACTGCAGGAACTGAACGTCAGCAGGATCGGCAAGGCACTGGCGATTTGCAGCAGCGAGCTTCTTTTCATAGTCAGCGATCTCGATATCGGTTTGAGCGTCTTTGGCGAGCTCGGCGGCATCGTCGGCCGCCTGGCGCTTTCTGGCTTCTTCCAAGGCCTGTGCGGAGGCATTGCGCTGGCGCTCCATCTCGGCCACCTTGGCTTCTGCCGTCGTCTTCTCGCTTTCGAGCACGTAGCCCTTCAGCGCTTCGTCCTTCACCGCCTGCACATGCCCAACGGCGATGTCGCCGAGCAGAGGGATATTCTTGAGGATCGGGTAGTCGTTGAGGATCGGAACGCCGGTCCAATACAGGGAGGTGATCAGGACTCCGACCGCTATGCCGGCGCCGAGCTTGAGGTAATCGAGGAGACCGAGCATCAGAGACCACTCACGCAGATTTCAGCTTCGCCGAGCCGCTGGGCATCACCCATCTCGCGCCGCTTGACCAGCCCATTGACGACTTGGCCGCCGGCTTGATTGAACCGGGCTTGCATTTCGCAGGCCGGCCGATAGTTGCCCTTTCCAGCCTCCCGCATGGCGCTCGATCGCAACAGCGCTCCCAGCCCGAAGTTATAGCCGCCGGAGATCTGTGAGGCCTGCAAGCTGACAGGGAAGCTCGTGAACTTCGGCACTTGCTTGGTGAGCGGCAGGTAATATTCCTCGTAGACTTCCCGCTCGAGGAAGTCATCGCATTGGGCCTTGGTGAAGGTCATGCCAGCGGTGACAGGCTTGCCGTTGATCCGCGTCTTGCCGTAGCAGATGTCATAGATCTTGGCGTACGGGTCCCGATGGGCTTTGAGCACCAGACCTTCCCAGGGTTTGATCAGCTTGTCCGTCGCGAGGATAACGGCCGGAGGATAGACGTGCTTTGCGGGGTTGGTGTCTTTAACGGACTGCCAGCCGGCGGCGCCAGCGGCGACGAGAGCGGCGGCGATCGCAGTCTTACCGCGCTTGGTGGCGACGATCTTATTGATCGGCATCAGCGTTACCTTTCAGGTTTTCTTGGGCGACGATGCGAGAAATCAGAGCGCCGCAGGTGACGAGACCCGTGAGTGCAGCAAACGTGCCGCGCGGGATGGTGACGAACTGATCGATGATCGGGAGGGCGACTTCGCAGCCGGACAGAATGCCGGCCAAGATGATGAGCCGGATGCTCCACGCGCGGCGAAGCACCCGGCCCGCGTTCGGGACGAGTTTCGGTTTCATGGGATGTCCTAAGGGAAACTACGCGCCGATCAGGCCGTGCGCGATCATATCGTCTTTCAACGCCTTGATCGTTTGGCTGAGATCGCGAACGGTGTTCATCAACGTTTGGATAGTGGCTTGCGTATAGGCCGCTTCGGCTGTGGCGGAGTAGGTGGTGTTGGCAGACCGTTTGGCGGTCCCGGTGTCAGCGGCCCATCCGGTCTTGCGACTGCCGATGACACCCACGCCACCGATCAATAACGTCTTCCCGGCATCGAGAAAGATGCCGCCATTACGAACTGCCAGGCCATTGACGGTATCAGCGACCAAGAACCCACCACTGTTGTATATATTGGTATCGATGGGATTTCTTGACGCATCTAAAGCTCGCAGAGTAATCAACTGACTGTCACTGTTCGCAGTCAGCGAAGCGGAGCCGCCGAATAGAATTCTCTGAGCGCAACCATTGAAGCTGATGAACGCGGTTTCCCATCGGATAGGTGTAATACCACCTGCATCAATTGTTCCCAAACTATTTGCAATAAACGCATTCGCGGACGCAGGCTGCCTTAGTCCGTTACCACCAACAGATACACCAATAACCTGAGTTAGTGGCGACATGACATTGCTATCGAATTCAGCTCCGATCAAGATGCCGCCGGCCTGAGTGCTCACTGCTCTTGTCGGCGCATCCTGTAGAAGGGTGTTTAGGCCCCATGCTGCCGAATGCGCCGCGCCTAGAATTTGCACGCCGAAGAAGTTAACGCCATTTCCGGCATGCGTAGAACTCTGATTGCTACCGCTTTCATTCCAAATATAGGATGACGTGGCACCGTAGTTATTGACCAACGAGTCGCTGGAGGGAATGTGTAAGATGGTGGAGGTTTGGTCGAAAAACCCACCATCTACGGTGATATCTGGGTATACGGCGCCGTAAATCTGGTCTGCCTTCTTGAAGGCAAAATCTCCGAACGTACGGTTACCAGGAATAGTCAGCGTAGATGCTTGCAGCGCACTGTCTGCCTTCGCACCCTGACTTGCAGTTGCCGCTCCGGCCGCAGTCACGAACGAGCCTTGGTCCGGCGCATTCGAAATGCCTCGCACGAAGGGCGATATTGTATAGGTGGCAGCGACACCTACACCGGTGAAATAGACAGCCTGATTAGCGCCGGGATTGGTGGCATCGATCGCTGCCAGTGGCGGCCCGATCACAGCATCCTGGATGTTGTTGATGATGTTCGTGAAGGACATCGACTGATAATTGTCGAGGTCGGAATCCCACGCGAGCATGAACGTCCTGTCGGGATTGGTGACCGTCGGGACTTGCACGAGATTGCTATAATCAGACTTCACGACGAGATCGACACCAGTGCGGACAGCTTTTAGTCCATCGGTCGCGGTAACTTTTGCCGGATACCGCGGAACGACGCGGAGACGTAGAGAAGTTTGGCTCATGTTCTGACAATCCCGTCAATGACCGGAACAGAGCCAATGAGCTCCTGTTCGGTGAAGTCTTCGCGCGTGATGGTGATGCCGACTTCATATGTGCCAGGCGTAAGGCGTCGCATTTCGTCGGCGGTGAAATGCCATTGGATGATGCCCGCGGCAGTCAGCTCGATATGGCCGTCATCGGTTGAGGCTGACAGCACGCGGCAAGGCGGGTTGCGGCTCCTGATCTCCAAGAGAACCGAGAGATCTGTCAGGTCGGTCAGGATTTCACCGGTATCGTCATAGACAAGCTCGATTGTGCCGAACCAATCCGCGCGGTTCGACACAGGAGCAAAATTCGCTTCGTACATCGTCAAAGCCTTATGTAAATCGTGAGGGCGCGGGAGGGCTGGATATTGTTATGCGCTTGGCCGCCACCGACCGGCGACATTGTGATGCCGGTATAAGCATTCTGGGTATTCAGGGCGCTTGGATCTGGGCCGCCTTGGGCAAAGGCACCCACATTGCCAGAGCCAAGCGGAAACCCCTGGGCTCTATTGCCCCAGTTATGGACGTGACCAGGATCGCTAAGGGGATGCGCGTGGTTCGGCATTTCACCCACGGACAGGGTATGCGCCGCTTCACCTCCGGCCCAGCCCAGACCGGCCCCTGGGATAATATTGGCCGCAATGTTTCCCATGACATCAGTGCCGACGATCGCGCGGCCGCGCCAATCCGGAAGCGTCATTTGCTTGTTCGCGTTCCAGTCCGCGAGCGCATTCGCGCCACGGCCACCGACGACGGTTAGATTGGGATCGGCATTCCAAAGCCAGGAGAAGAGCGCCTGAGCATCGGAGTTTGCCCGCTCCGACGCTCCGGAGATGGCATTTCCGATCGTCCGCGCATTAGCTCGGACGAAGCCTGTTCGAGTTCCATTCCCGTAGCCCATGATCATGTCGCCAGTGATCAGCACTGAGCTTGGATCAACCGGCGTATCGCCGCCACCACCGCCGCCCGCCGATGGCCCGATAATCGGCAGCCCATCGACGTCATAGATGATGACGCCCTGCGCGCTGGTCAGACGCTCATGATAGAAGCCGTCAGCCTCATCGAAGAAAACTGGCGGGAAATACCCATTTCCGTCGGTCTGGACCGGGTTTGGATGCGCATTGATCGAGCCGAGCGAATACGACTTGTAGACCGTGATCGGCGTCGTCGTACCACCTTTATAGAAATATGCCCGGGCGCCAATAAACGGCTTGCCGTTTGCGTCGTGGATCTGGGTATTAGACTGGTTCCAGAAACCGGCCATTCGCTTCTCCATAGAAAAAGGCGGCTCCGAAGAACCGCCTTTGCTAACTCGCCTTTAACGAGAAAATGGTATCTGGACGCTCGCCTTTAACGGAGAGCCCCATGAAGATCTTAGTAATTGCGCTTTGCACCCTCGCGTTCAGCATTTCCGCTGCCGAGGCTCGGTACCGTGACACTCGTCCCTACAACGGCTGGGCCACTGGCCATTGCAAAAGGGCGAGCTGCTATACGAAACATCCCGGCGGTACCTACCATTACCCCTATCACTACGGTCACCGGAGACGATAAGTGGCTGCCATTATCGGCCGAAGGAAACAGTTCGCCTGTTTCCTTCTCGCGGCATTCATGTAATGTTCCGGCATGCAAACAATCGACCACGATCCCCAAGAGCCGAAGATTGACCGGACGCCTGGCCCGTGGCGCTGGGTGTTTCCGATCATCGCCGTTTTATTCTTGGCGAATCTGCTGACCCGGCAGATTGATTGGATCTCTCTATGCCTTGGACTCGGAATGGGCTGCACGCTTGCCGGATGGGCAATCGAGATCACCGGCAACAAAGTTCCGGGCTCGTGGAAAGCCAATTCACGCAGGGATGGCCCTTAGTTCGGAGCGGCAATACGTCCCGGCACCGTCGACACCAGATTGTTCAATATCGCCGTCGCCAACCCCCTCTTTGCGGTATCAGACGTCATCTTACTTGACGCCACCGTCAACAAGTTTCTCGCGGCCTGCGGATCGGTCTCCATCAGCCCTCGCCCGATACGCTCTATGACGCGCGGCGGCATGCCCTTTCCCTCGTTTAGCACCCGAACGGCCGCCTGAATGGCGGCTGTCTTGAGGTTCCCGCTGAAGAGGTTCGTCAGCACGGCCGGATCAAAGTTCGCGATGTCAGACATGTCCGCTAGATTATCGGCGGTGCGCGAGCCGCCGATCGCCTGGTTCATCGTTTCGAACATTCGCTGCTCGCGACCGATACGATTTCCGAGCTGCTGGGCCATTCCTGGGGCCGCAATGGCTTGAAACTCATCCTCATACTTCGGCGTCATGAGCATGCGCGCCTTGTTCGTCGTCGGAGACGAAGCGGCGGCCTCGACACGGGTGATCAGCGGATCAGCATAGCCTGCCCGGAAAGCCTGCTGCTGGTCCGGCGTCATCGCATTGAACCCAGCGATATTGTCGGCGGCGCGGGTGCGACCCGAAGCGGCTGCAGTGCCGGCATCAACGGCATCGATGACGCCGCTCCGCTCGGCATAGTTTGCAGCGGCCTGGCGGTAGGAAGGTGATGCTTCGGCAAGCGCGTTGTTGATCTGCCGCTGTACCTGACCGAGAGCATTCGCCCGCCAGTTTGCGCCCTGGTTCGTGGCGCGCTGGATCATGTCGTCAACGTCCATCTTCGCACGGAATAGGGTATTGAAATCCGTGACCTGCGAATTGCCGTCGGAGAGCATGTTCCGGACCCGAGCGAGCGCACCCTCGATCGTGTCGTAGCCGATATTGTCACGAGGGTTCGCGACTTGATTGACGCCAGGCGAAAGGGTCTGATCGATTGTATCGAGGACAGGTGAGACGTTGACCGCGCCGGCGTCTCGACGCGCGGCGCCGTAAAGCTGATTGGCTTCAGCATCTCGGGCCGCCGTTAGCGTAGCGGCGCGCTGCGCAGCGGTGTCAGGAGCGGCAAAGCCTTCCGCGAGGGCATTGGATAAGCGCTCGCCCTGCCCTGCCTGGCGCGTCAGAAGCTGATTGACGACTTCCTGCCTCGCATCGTTCGGCGTGCGGGCGACAGACGAGAGCATCCGCTGACCCGCATTACCAATGGCGTCCGCTACGGCATAACCTTGCTGTCCGTCGTCGATTGCCGACTGGATGATATTCGCAATCTGATCTGGTGTTTTTCCAGATCTCTGCAGAGCGACGGCAAGAGCGCGGTTTGCCGCCGGCGTCGGATTCAGGCGCGATGTGACCGGCGCAAAAAGCGACCGGAGGAAGGAGCCCGCGCCTGCAGCGACATAGGGGGTCGCGCCGCCAGCGGCTAAACCCACGGCTCCCGCTGCCGCCCCGCTTTGAAGCCTATTCAGGAAACCATCTTGCCCGCTGCCAAAGCCTTGCGCACCGCCGAGAGCCGCACCTTCACCAGCGCCGATCGTTGCGGTTCGCGCGAGGCTCGCGCCGCGATTGATAGCGTTCGCAGTTGCGGATAGTCCGCTTTTGGCGAGCCCAGCGCCGCCGGCAACACCGCCGGTAAGCTGGCCCGCTAGACGATAGCCGCCGCGGTTCTGCTCGTCAGAAGCATTAGTCGCGCGCTCTTCGGCAAGAACACGATTGTAATCAGCGTCCTTGCTATCGGATGCGAACGGGGCATTGATAAAACGAGCAACGGCGCCGAGCGGGTTATACTCGCCGGCATAGATGCCGCTGTTGTAATACTCGTCGGGCGGCCGTTGGACAGAAAGCGGGCCGCTCTTTGCCTGAGCGGCAATTTCGTCGGCGAGACCGAACGAAAGCGTATCGGCGACGCCGCGCCCAAACGCGTCTACACGGCCGGCGATGCTATCGCGAGGATCGGCCGGCTGACCGATCCCAGTGTCGGGCGTGCGAGGCACAACGGCGCTACCGTCCGGCTGGGTCGCGGGCTGACTGCCAAGCGTCTTCGCAATCTCCGCGACGGTCGCGTTCTGCTGGTCGGGCGAGAGCTGCTGAAAGCTGTCGTCCACCGTCACCCTATGACCGGCGATATTCAGAACGGTCATTGCTCAATGCTCCATTTGACGCCCGAAGACGTCGTGTTGCCAGCCGGCGCTGTGGCTTGGGGTGCCGCGGATTGGCCTGCCTGCTGGCGAGCGCGCTGGACAGCATTCTGAACAACGCCGCGCAGATCGTTGAGTGCGTCTCGGTAGTCCTTTTCGCTCTGGGCCGTGTTCAGGCGCGCCATAGCGGCTGTTGCCTTCTGCCCTTCGACTTCGGTGATCTGACCGGCACCGCGCAGCGTGTTGTAGGCCTGCAGGAAGGTTTGGCCGGTGATCTGATCCATTTTCGACTGGACGCGCTGGGAATCCGTCGTGACGTTCGGCAGATAGCTGCTCTTGCCCAGCATCTTCGGGAGATACGGGTCGTTCGCGAGGCTATCGATCGACGAGAGGATCTGATTTGCAGCGCCTTCGACTGCTGGCAACGCAGTTTGTGCCGCTGCCTGAGCTGTGCCGCCAGCTTTATCCCGTGCCTCCCCGCGAACATCTTTCGCCTGGGTATCGATGATCTGACCAGTCTTGTTGTTCCGGGTGATAACCGATGTTCCCAGATCGGTGTTGCTGACGCCAGGCGTAGGAACGAAGCCCTGCGGCAATTTCGTCTGCTGGAACGTGCCGTCTTTGGCGAGCTGACCGATAACGGTGTTGCCGCCTGCATCCGTGCCATAGATCGGCGCAAGTCCATATTCCGTGCCGCCGGCCATTCCCTCAGGAGGAGCAATCCACTGCCCGGTGCTGGTATCGTAGAAGGCGCCCTTCCCGTTACTGAGAATTTCCTTCTTCGAGCTCGCGAACTTGCCGAGGCTCTGGACCTCGCCTGTTGACTGGTTCGCCCGTGCTAGCGTGCCGTCGTCGAGCTTGACGAATGACCACGGCTGCGCTGTCTTGCCGGTCAAAACCTGCTGCCAGAGCTGCAAGCCGACCTGGCGCGTGTAGGGATTGCGCACCATGGCGGCGATTTGGTCATTGGTGACGTTCTGCCGGGTTGCGGGTTGGGCTGCGGCAATCACATCGGGACTGACACTCGCCGCCGGAGCAACTGTCGCGGGAACGGCGGCTGACTGCACAGGAGGATTGACCGGTGAGCTCCCGGCTGCCGGCGGCGTCTGCCGGTAGGCTGTCGTCACGACAGGGTCGACATAGCCGGTCTGCGGCTGGCTTGGGCCAAGCGCTGCATTCAGTTGTGCAGGCGTTGCGCTGGCAGGATCGAAGCCGGCTGCTAATTGAGCCGGATTGGTGGCACGGATTTCAGCGGCAGCACCAGGCGCAGGCAGACCGATCGACGGGTCAAGACTCGCAACCTGTGTTGGACCGGCAGGCGCCGCGGCCGGGGGCTGAGCATTGGCAAACTGGTTGGCATAATAGTTCTGCGCCATGGCAGCACGCCGCGCAGCTTCCCCTCCAGGCTGATCATATCCGGCGAACTTCCAGGCATTCGCCATGATGCTGGCGGCTTCCTGTGGGCTCTTGGCGGCATTCAGGCGCTGGATCAGCGTCGGGTCTTCCTGAAGGAAGAACTTCGCCTGCAGCTCTGGACTGATGTTCGAAGGATCAGCGCCCTGCGACTGCGCGAAGTTGCGTAGATTTGCCAGTCGTTCGTTCCGCCACGACAGAATGCCACCCGCAGTACCGGGAGCACCGCCTTGCGACGGATCGGGCCAAGCAGCATTGACCTTCGACGGATCCCACGAGCTCTCCGCACGGCCAGTCGCGGCAACCGCCGCCAAGCCGTAAGGGTTCGTCAAGCCCCCGCTGCGCACCGTGTTGATGAACTGGTTCTGGATATCGTTCGGCGAGCCAACTGCGGCGCTGCCCTGCACCGGAGCGGGATTGGTGGCCGCGACTTGCTGTTGTGCCCCGGGCGCGGGAATGCGGCTTCCACCGAACAGACGACCGAGAAAACCCGGTTGCTGCTGGGGTGCCGGCGTGCCGGTGATTGCCGGAATCACATTTTGCTCGAATGCCTTGTTCTGCGCAGCCGTGTCAATCGCACTGCCAAGCGAGTTTGTCAGGCTATCGAGCCAGGAGCGGTCGGGCGTCGGAAGCGCGGTAATCGGGACGCGCAGGCTCGCGATGGCCATGGGTCACCCTCCAAGACGAATGTTGGGGTTCATGCTGGGGTTAATCGAGAACTGATTTTGCGGGAGTTTGCCCATGAGTTGGCTCAAGAAGCCGCCGGGCTGCTGACCTTGATTGATACCAGGTGCGGGCGGGAAGTATCCGTTTGCCGTCATCTGGCCGCCAGCAGGTAGCGTCCGCTGCTGTGGGCCAATCGCTCCGACGAGTTGTCCCATCCAAGAGAAATCAGGCTTTGGAAGCGTCACCGACATCAGAACAATCCTCCAGTCAGCGCCTTCGTGCCAAGGCTAATGCCGGTGCCCAGCAGCTTTCCAAGGAAGCCGCCGCTGTTCTGCGCCTGCTGCTCTTTGACCGCTGCCAGGTCGTTGTTCAGGCCCATTTGTCCTTGAGCTACAGAGCTTTCGAGCCCGAGGCGATCATTTGCGGTGCCTTGATAGAGGCTGGCGAGATTGCCGAGGGAACCGGCTGCGCCGTTGGCAGCGGTAAGCCCCTGACCGGAGAGACCGTTCAGTCGATCAAGCCAGCTTCCAAATTCCTGATTTGCAAGGCCGGTACCATACTGCGATAGCGCCGTGAGCGTATTTCCAGAATTGAGCATCCCAGCGGCAGATGCACCGCGCAAAACCGCCTGCGTGCCCTGATCTAGCGAGAACTGATAGCCAGGGCTCGCCTGGAAGGCACCTGTCGCGGCGGCGTTTCCGTCCGCGCCGTTAAGGCCCAGCGCGTCGGAATACATGCTGGTCGCGCTCTTGCCGGCCGTAAGATAGGGATCGTAGTTGCCGACAGCCTGATCTAGCGCGCCGGCCGACTTCTGTTCGCCCGTGTCGATGATGCTGTTGCCGGCGTTCTGGAAGTTGTTGAGCAAAACGCCGTTCTGCCCAATCGCCTTCGTCGTTGCCTTGCCGATGTTGCTGCCGGTCAGAGAGCTAAGAAATCCCATAGTCAGCCTCCTAAGGCAGCGATGCGCTTTTCAGCTTCGCGGATATGTTGATCGAGCGCCTTCAGATACTGGTACCAGTTCTGATTGACGCGGCCCGTCTGTGGGTCTGCAATCCGCTCGGTCGGGACCGGGAGTTGCGGAAGCGCTGCGAGTGTGGAAGACATCAGTTCGAAACCGGTGTTGCTTGCTGTGAACCGCCCAAGATCGACACATAAACAGGGTCGGATACGTCGATACGCCAGACGCGGCCATATCTGCTCGACATGCCGGCGCGGTTGATGACGACGGGCGTACGATGCGCCGCCAAGCGGCTGATTGGGCGTACCAATGGCGTCCCGAACAAATTACCGCCGTCATCGGACCATGAGATCAGGCAAACGGGATCGGTTTCGATCGGTTCGTCTCCGGTCACAAGGCCCTGACCAACGATCAGGTCGAAGTCAGCGCGTGGGATGGCGATGCGATCCGGGAAGCTCGTCGTCGGCAGCGAAATCGCGCTCATGACGAGCGGATTGCTACCCTCTTTTCTGTAATCCGGGTCAAGCTTCCAGATGTCGGCCGAGGTGCGATCACCGATCACCCATCCGTTGAAGGCCTTGACAGAACAGACGCCGCGCCAATGATTGTCGAGATAGCTTGCGCGCTCATGCCAGAAGCCAGTCGCAAGCTCATAGGTCCACGAGAAGGTCGGTCCAGTCACCGTCGCCCACATATGACCGGAGGTGACAGCTACCGTGACGTCGATCGTCGATTTGTCCGCGACGGCTTCAATCAGGCGATCGAGATCAGGTCCAGAAATCTTGGACGGCTGATATCCGCCATCGAGCCGATAGACGCCATTGTCGTCACCGACGAAAATAAGGCTCGAAAAGCCCTCTTCATTGCCGGCAATCGCGTAGGTATCGGCCAAGCCCTTCGAAAACACTGCGGCGCGCGAAAACGGCGTGCCGGTGGCATTACCGGCGTTCTGCCAAAACTCCATCCCCGAAGGTCCGAAGAGCACCAACTGCTCACCGAAGCCGAAGGCGTTCAGAAGACCGCCAGGATGGCTCTCCGCTTTACCGAGGTCCACGGCGTTGACGGCAGTGTCATTGAGCGCCGACACGAAATATCGGCCATCACGGATCGGAAAGACGAAATAGCCGTCGATGAACGTTACGCTGATCGGCTGCGGCAGATCACCGTCCGGATACGCCGTTGGCGGGGCATCGCGGGTGACGACGAAAGCGCCGTTCTCGGTCACGCAGACGATATCGGGGATCGGTGCTTTATTATTGCGGGCGAATGTCACGCGCTTTGTGCCGGTCAACGCGCCGATGTCGGTTACTGTGAAGGCGCCCGAGACGAAATTAACTCGAGAGAGCCGATCGGCCTGCGCAACAAAAAGATCACCATTGTAATAGTGGAAGCCACGGCAGCCGCTATGCGCCGTATTCGCCACTGGCGACAGACCCGGCACACGGCGGCGCGCAAAGCTGTTGCGCGATCCCTGCTCGAGTGGTTCGGCATAGCAGTTGATAAGCCTGCCGGAGCCTTCACCCGGACGCGCGCCCGGCGCCGTGCTGGTGGGAAAAATGATGTCAACCATCAGATATATTCCACCGGTAGAACGGAGCCGGAAACGTAAGTGGAAGGCTTGAGCTGGCGCAGCGTGTTTTCGGCGGCCAGCTTCGAAGCTTCATTGCGGGGCTGCCCATAGCTGGGCGCTATAGAATTGGCGAGGATGGTCGATAGAGGCTCGATCACCTCGTCATCAAACTGCTGCGGATCGCTGGCGCCATAGATCTGGCGCTGGCTCAGTTCCGCGAGCTTTCCGTCGACAATGCCGTCGATATCCTCGACGTTCTCCGGCGGCGGGTTCTGCCCTACCCCGCCATCGGCCTGCAGGAGCTTGAGCGTGGCAAGGATCAGGTCTTGTCTCGTCTTCATCTCGCCACGCTCCAGCTTTTATTGAGCAACGCCATGGGAAACGCGCGAAAGGTGCTCGCGCAGCAGATAACCTTCCAGCGCCCAAATCTTGTTGCGAGCATTGTCGCGAGCGATCTTGCGTCCGATCTCCTGATTGAAATTCTCGGGAGACGCGGCCGCGCTCTCGCCGGTCACGATATAGCCATTGCGCAGCGTCAGTGCGCACACGGTCAGCGTCGTGTTCGGAAAGACATGGTACTGTTCGGAGACGATTGTCTCGTCGATCTGCGTTGGCGTCACCCGCGGGGCATTGAGGCCCTTTGCCTGAATTTCAGCTTCGATCTGAGCTTCATCCTTGGACATCGATCTTTTCCTTCAATCTATGGAGAGAAAAAAGGCGGCCCGAAAGCCGCCTTATGGTCATGCCGCGACGTATTCGGCCTTGTCCTCGTCGGACAGGGCGTTGAATGCATCTGCGTCTTCTTTGGTCAGGCCTTCCTTGATGAGATCGGGGCCGCTCATGATGGCAAACGTGCCATCAACCTGCTCCAGGGCAGTGAGGACAACCTCAGCCGTCTTGGGCGCCGGAGTGGGCGTCCTGGAACCCTTTTCGTCATCCAGAACCTGGAAGAACGGATTTCCCCGAAGAACGGCCAGAACGGCTTCATCGGTGACATCGGCCGCGCGTCGAGCGCTGAACTTGTGATTCAGCGTCTCGGTATCGTCAGGGGTGCCCGGTTCCGGCAAGTATTTGACCTTTACCATCAGCGTGATCCTCAGTTGGCCGGGATATAGGCAAGGACAAGCTCGGCATCGCCGGTTGTTGCCGCCGTGCCGCTGTTGTCGACGGTGAACACGATATCCGTGTCAACCGTGACCTTGTGGCCGACTGCAACAGCCATTGGCGCAAAACCCAACGCCGCCAGGGATACGTTCAGCCCGTATTTGGATGGGTTGCTGGCATCACCGATTTGGACGCGATTGTTGGTGCCGAAGTTGAAAACCGTCTGAACGTCCACACCCGAGATGGGCGCCAGGATGATCGAGCCGGCGGGAATCTTGAACTTCCACGTCAAAACACCGTCCGAATACTGGATGCGCTTGCGGTAGTACTGGACGTTCTGGAAACCGGCGTCGCGCGCCGTGGTGTTGGCATTGAGAGGCATCGTCATGCCCTTTCATGAATGAGGGAAGGTAAACGGGCGGCCATAGCCGCCCTAGCCGTTCATCAAGAGTCCTGCGCGGCGCTGCTGAACTTGGTGACGACGCCCCACTGCTTCAGTGCCGTGCCGTCCATCGGGTGCTTCTTGAACATCTTCGCAGCACCGTAGGCCATTTCGGTGCCGACGCCCTGGATGAACCCGTAATCATCTTCCTTGCGGAAGGTTGGCTTTGCCATCTGGCCCCAGCCGAGGACGGCCGCCTGCTGGCCGCAGAGGAAACCTGGCTCGACGCGCGAGCCGCTGTTGCCGGCCGTCTGGAGCGATGTCCAAATCTGAGTGACGTACAAGGTGATTTCCGGCACCTTGCGGATGATGATGCCGTCATAGAGCAAGTCGCCGTCGACAAAGAGCGGGTTCTTATCGATGCCGTTGCCTTCACGGGCGCGGGCGTTCGTGTTCGCCGTCTTGATGTCAGGGTCATTCTGCAAATCGCGGAATTCGTTCGAGCCGCAGAAATAGACGTACCATTGATAGCCGTCAGCGGTCTTGAACGGCCGGATCGCCGGCACGGCATTTTCAGCCATGCGCTTTGCCAGAGTGAGAGACGCTGCGCTGGACTTGCCGGCTGCCGTGGTGATGTTGGCGAGAGCGGTGGCGTGGACCGCATTGTAATTGGCAATCGCATTGCCGTAGAGGATGCGGTCGCTATTATCGGCATTCCACGTATTGCGCTGCGCGGCAGTAGCTGCCTCATAGCTGATACCGTTGACGGTGTTGCCGTCGTCAGAGCCGAGCCCTGCGGGAGCGGTTTCCGAAGGAAGAGCCATGAAGGCGGCAATCAGGTCGTCGCGCTGACGCTCCTTGCCCCAATCCGCGAGAAGCGGCTTCGCTTCGCCGAACAGGTCAGCAGAGTCCTTCTGGATCTCGTTCTTCTTCATGGTGACCGCGTTGCGCGCCCAATCGATCCACAGGCGCATGCCGTAGTTGTCGATCTTGTCCTCGTTGCCGACGAGCGTGCCGGCCCCTCGCCCTTTGCCGCGAAGCTTCGTGACAAGCGGAATGTTCATCTGCTCGCCGCCGTTCTTCAGCTCCTGGCGAATGCGGATGATAGCGGTCAGATCCTGGCCCATGTAGGGCGAGAACAGGTTTTCGCGAACGAACTCGCGGTTGATTTCCTTGGTGTACTGGACAAGTTTGTTGTTGTCCTGAACCGTAGAGACGGCCATGGTATGGTCCTTTCAAGACGGGCGCGGCGCCTCTCGTGGCTTTACCGCTTGCCGCTGGTTGCGTGGCTGAATAGCGCGCTGTCGCTCATGTCATTGTCGGCCGCGGCGTTCCCACCGGACGGAAGACGACTGAGAGAGGGCGGAAGGCTTGTGACGGGCTGTGCCGTAGTCGGATTGGATGCTGCACCAGAGCGGATGCGTTCGAGGATCTTCGCCTGCTCGGCTGGATCAGCGAGACGCCTTTCAAGTTCAGCCTGGATAAACGCTTCCGGGTCGTCTCCAACCCGAGCAATCGCCTGCTGCTGTTTGTGCCACTTCACCAGGTTATCGAAGGGATTGCCGGAGGCCGTGATCTGCTGATGCAGAGCGTTGCCTTCCGGAGTACCGAAGAGCTTTTCAGCCGCTGCCTTGGCCGCTTGCACGGCTTCAGGTGTATGCACGGCTGCTGCTTTCGACTCCCACAGTTCCTCACGCATTTCCTGCATCTGCTGCTGGAACGGCGTTAGCTGGTTCTGCAGGTAGGCGTCCGGGTCGTCCCACAGGGCAATCGGACGTTCTTCCTTTGGTGGCTGCGGAGCTGGTTGCTGGCGCGCAACGACCATTCCGCGCAGTTCCGCTACTTCACGGCGCAGGGCTTCGGCGTCTGCCTCTGCTGCCTGCCGCTTTTCACGTTCAGCCTTGACGGCGCCGACTGGTACATTGCCGGGGATGGGCTGCTGTTCGGTCGGCGTAGCTGCGACTGGCTGATCGACAACAGGAGCCGGCGCTTCTGCCGGCGTCTTGGTGGCGAAGCGGCCCTGATCGTCGCGAGCGACGGCTGGCTGCTCATTTACTGGTGCTGGTGCATCTGCTGTGATCTCAGGCGCCGGGGCGTTATCAGACAACAGCTCATTCAATTCCGAGTTTACGGACATTGTAGTCTCCAATTCGTGGGAGGTTTCACGGATCGCCCTTGAGCCTGGCGGCGGCTATCGCCCATGAAGTCGGCGGCACTCTGCTGGATGCGGACCAGCGCCCGATGATCGCCCTTGAGGATGGCGGCTCCTATGTGAGGTTGCTTTGAGCCTGCTGACGCGTCCGCGCGGCCTCATTGGCGGCTTGAACGGGCTTCAATTCGGCCTCGACATTCGATTTGCGCGCATCGGCAAGAGTTTTCGCCGTCTGCGCGTTGGTGTTTCTGATCTCGGCAACACTGCGCACGACATCGAGGTCATTCGGAACGTTCGGCTGTTTCGGGTTGCTCGCTTCGGACATGGCCTTGGCTGCCTGTGCCTGCTTCAGCTGCGCGCCGGCCTGCGTCTGCTGCAATTCAGCCTGTGCTTGGGCAACAGCGATCGGGTTGGGCTGCGCGGCCGACTGCTTCGCTTCCTGAATGATGGCAAGCGCCCGCTGCTTGATCGAGCCCTGCAATGGCGAGAGTTCTATCAACAGCTCTGGTGGAACCGCGATTCCCTTTTGCGCCATGATGGACAAGGTGTCGTACGCGTCGCCCTGCATGTTAACGCTATCGGGACCCTCATCGAGGATGATGTCGACATCGAGCGAGCCGAGAGCGTTCACAATGGCCGGCTGACCAGTCCGGGGATCGATCGACAGCTGATTGACCGCGAAGAACTGCGCAACCTTGTCGTCATCCGTGACGCGAATCCACCGCTCACTTGTCCAGTGCTGCTGAACCGCGCACCAGATCGCCCGATAGACGCGGATCTTCCAACCCCGGTTGGATGACAGGTAAGGCCCAAGCTCGGCAACGCCGGCGCGCTGCTGCAATTGGATCGCGCGGCCTGACATGTCCTGGACGCCCTGCCCCATCAGAGCCGGGTTGAAGCCGTAGTTCTCGATTTCGTTCTTAGCATCCTCAAGGAATGCCATTTGCCCTTGCAGCTCTTGGCCGCGAGCGGCATCGTCGAAAACAGGAGGCGTAGCGCCCGGGGCAACTTCGATCACCCCATCAGGGCGCGCAGCCTCGCGTCTTGTCTGCTCGACGTCATCAACAGCACCCTTCTCGACGATGATGCGCCGAGAGTTAAGCGTGTGCAGCCCCTTGGAGCGCCGGGCATTCACCTCGTCCTGGCTTGACTTCATGTTGCGGATGAAGCCGTACCGGTCGCCATCCTGATCGATCGCCGCCGACCACATGATGTATTTGCAGATCGTCTTGTTCTTCTCATTTCGAAGATAAGACGGCCCTTCGGCCAGGATCATGGAGCCCGTATAGATGCACCAGTACCATTCGCCGTTCTTGATGTACCAATGATCGACGATGCGAATGCGCTTCGACGTCTCACCATTGGCAAACCATTTATTGTCGCTGTCCGGGTTGCTGGTCAGCTCGGAGCCGTTCTCCAACGAGGCGCTGATCTCATCGGCTTTGTCCGGAAACATCTCCATTGCCGCTTCTTCATCAGCCCATTTCCCAACGCCCATATAACGAGCATCGGAGAAGTCGGGCTTGAGGGAGCGCGGATCGTAAAAGAACGAGGCAGCGTCAACCGTCTCGATACCGATCTCGGGATCGCCTTGATCGCCGTGCTCGATAATGATCTCGACACCGGCCAAGCCATCAACTGCGCCATCCTGACCGCTCAGAAGCGCTTTCGTCTGCCAGTCCTGTTCATCGCAGACATACCGGAGCACGGCAGTCGCAACTTCGGCGCCCTCTTCGTGCTTCGGCGTGCGCGGGAATCCTCGCGGGTCCGTCTTCTGCTGCTCAAGCAGCCCGACGAGGCTGTTGATCTTACGACCGATGCGATTGTAGGTGACGACCGGCTGCTTGCGTTTGTTCAGAATCTTGATCTGGTCAGCCGTATATTGCGCCCCATGGTAATAGCGCCGTGCGTTCTGCTGCTCTTTGATTTCCTCGTTCTTTAAGCCGAGATAATCTAGATATTGCTTCTTCAGCTTCGCGTGATTGGCGAACGACTGGGCAGACGGAAGGGTCGAGGCTGTCGGCCCCTGTGACGGAGACGAACCAGCCGTATAGCCTGTTTGATTCATCAGTAGGTCATCCAATCCCCGGCATCGGCATCGCTGTTGCGCGGCGTGTAGTCTTTGTGCTTTTGCGCTGGCTGCTCGTCTTTCTTTGGCGGCAGATACGGCCGGGACATGCAGCCGTAGCGCGCTTCGTCGGCAACGTGATCTTCAGCGTCTGTGTCCAGATCTTCGGGCCGGTCTTTGTCGTGCTGCAGAAGCGGGACTGTGCGAATGAAATCCGTGCAGGTCGAGAACACGAACAATCCCGGACGCTCGCCGTCGCCCTTCAGCCTGGCGCGCATCTGATCCCAGCCGCCCATAGCGCCGCGCTGCGACACGCGGGAATTATCAGCGCCCTTGAACATCACTTTGAATTTCGTTTCCCGCATCATGCGGCTGGCAATCGACGGGCCGCCGTCCTCGGCAAAGGCCGCGGGGTCGAGAACACCATAGGAGACCCTCTCCGTTGGGTTCTCGATCATCGCCTTCGTGTCCGGATCGAACTTCGCGCCCTCGCGCTGGGCTATGCCGCGGGCAACCTCTTCTGCCGTCAGCTTCAGGCCTACGTTGGCCTCGCCAGCCTTGCAGCCGTACCATTCTCGATATCGGACGATTGCACCACGAGGAATGACAGCGGTCTCCGTCTGATAGTCATCGCCAGCGATTGCCCACCAGCCGACCGAGAACGGCTTGGCAGATCCCCAGTCCATTGATCGGAAACGTGTCCAGTCGCTCGGGACGGTGAAAGGACGAACGATATGCTTTCGAGTATCCCAGCAGTCAAAGAATGCTCCCTCGATTGCGTTCCAGTCACCAGAGAGCCATGCCTTTACGAGCTGATCGGAGCCGACCAGATAGAGGTTGTTGATGTAGTCCGGGTCATTCTCCAGCAGGAGCTTGTTGTCTTCAATCCGGCTCGGGATGAAGACATAACGATGCTCTTTACCGTTCGGCAGTTTGCGGGTCAGAAGCTTCATGCCACCAGGAGCAGGATCGATATACCGTTGCTTGATCCAATGCTGCCCAGCGCCGCCGGGGTTACCGGTCAGGATCAGTTGCGTCGGTACGCCCTTTGCAGATCGAAGGACACCAAACATTCTGTCGATCGGCTTCGGGTCAGGATAAAGGCCGGCTTCCTCGACACAGGCATCCGTTACGTTCTGCCCCTGATACTTGTCGGCATCCTGGACACGCTCAAGCGGGCGGAAGCGCAGACGGCCGCCACCGGGAAACACCCACGTCTTCTTCTGCTCATTCCAGTCGGCACCGATCTTGCCGTAGATTTCCTTGCTGCGCTCGATCGCGTCATCAAGCATCGGCAACTCGCGCCGGCAGAAAATGGCATTGAATGCAGATCGGTAGGTCGCGGCCTTTATCGCATACTTGCCGAGAACACCGTCAGTCTTGCCGCCACCGCGCGCGCCGCCAAAGAACACCTCACGAAACGGGCAATCGACAAGAGCGGTCTGCGGGCCAGCCTGAGGCGCCCACGCCGTCCTACTTATCGTCGTCTGATCCATGTTCCTTCAGCCAATCCGCTTCTGTCATGGGCTTGGCATTTATGACGAAGTTGACCTTGCTGTTCAGGTCTATATCGAGCTTGTCGCCATAGACCTTCGGGCGAAGCTTGCCGGCCATCCATTTGCGGGCCTCGATCTGCAGCCGGCGATGCTCGATCATGTCGGCCTTCGTCATCTCTATGACATTGCCGTCCTTGTCGACCTTCGTCTTCTCGCCTGTGATCGGCGTGTCCGCGATGTCGAGGATTTCGTCAAAGAGAGCGTCGGCCTGGGCTTCGCGCGCGCGGGCGTATTGGTCCCGAAAGTCGGGGAATGCATTGAGCCAACGGAAGACCGTCGTCTTCGAAGGCATATCTTCTGCCTCGCAGATGCTTCTCAGGCTATTGCCTTCGGCAAGGCGCTCGCAGATCTGTTCCGCTATCTCTGAGGTGAAGTCTGAAGGTCTGCCTGTCATGTCTGCGCCTTCTGGTGGGCCAGTTGGAATTGCGTTGATTGTCGTTCGAAGTTCAGCCACACTCATGCCGTGCACTTCTCAAGAGCCGGAAAGGCGAACGGCGGCAGATATGGATCATCCGTCCGATCCCAACATCGATTTCATCGAGATGAGAGAAGCGATCGATGACGTTCCGCGCGACGAGTCCACTGGGCAATATTGGCTGTTGGCTGTGATTGTCGGCAGCTGCCTGATCTTCGGCATTCTTGTCTTTGGGATCTGGTCATGGCGTATCCATCACTTCCCGCATGCAGTCGCGACGATCGCCGAAGTATGGAACCACGAGCTCATCATAACAGATCGGTTAGGCTTCGAGACTGGGCGTAAAACCATCACAGAAGGTAGAATCTCATTTACTCGAACGCATGCGGGGAAATCATATCAATGCGAAATGACAATCGAGTTGGGCGTGCCGAAGGACAGTTTTGCAGTCGGACAGAAGCTCGACGTCGTTCCGGCTACCGGCACTTGCCAACGAGTTGATGTCATCAAGCGTATCCAAGACTGATCCACTATCCGCTAGTCACCTGGGAATGCAGATTCTCGAGCGGCCGCGCGGCATCCTCCGCCACGAGTGAACGCGCTCCTTGGCAAAGATGGTCTGAATGCGATACCAGCTAAGCGGGCTTTCACCATCTGCCACGCCAGCTTATGGTCTCTTATTTAGATATCCGCGTTTCCTACCAGATCGATACGAGGAACGATATTTTGGAAGTGACAGGTGACATGGCGTTCGAGCGGCTTGTCGATGAAATGATGGACAAACATCCAAACCAGGCTCTCACCCTCAAGCAAATATCTGCAGAAGCTGCGCGGCAGGGCCTGCGGCTGGTGGTTTCTGTAAATGTGCGGGTCGAGACGATGCAGGAACATAAAGCCAGCGTCGGCTCCAACTCATCTCACTTTCCAACGTAAAAGCCCGACTAGCAGTTATGCCGGCCGGGCCGCGAGAAAGTGCAACGTTCTGCATTGCCAGTCGGCTGGTTGCATTGATTATCGTTCGAAGTTCAGCCAGTCTCACGCCAAGCGTTTTCAGGAGTGAAATTAATTATACGGAGGCAAACGCACTTTTATGGAAGAAGGCATTCAGAATTACACAAGCCCTCTGGATAAGGAGACGCAAGCTGCCGTTGGCCGCGTCGTTTCAGCGTGGGCCGTTGTTGAACACGGACTGAAGATTCAGATCGCTAGACTAGCCGCTACCGCTCCCAATCAGACAAAAGTCGAATTCAATCCCCTAACGTTTCTTAGTGTGGCCTACTACACTGGATCCGGTGGGTTTGAGTCCATGAGCAAGCAATTGAAAAATGCTGCTGCTCCATTCGGGGACGAGCTGCTGGAAACCATCCGAAAGGCCACGGAGCGTCTTTCTGAGGTCAAGAAACATCGCGATACGCTGTGTCATTCGATCATTTCCAATGGTGGACAAGGGAAAATAACGGTTATGGCACTCTCCGCTGCGAGAGCTAAGCCTTGGGTCGAGAAAAGCTATTCCATTGCTGAAATGGATGGCTGGTGCGATAAGTTGTTAAAAAACTCGCTGGCTATCGACACAGCGGTGACATCGGCGACTGGATTAACAAATTCCGAAAGAAATGCGCTCATCAATGAGTATTGCAATCAGACTGGTGAAGCAAATTAGTCATTGAAAAGCCCGCCCAGCGGTTATGCCGATCGGGCGGCTTGCAACTCATGGCGTGCGCTCCCATGTGGAAACCATACGAGACCGTCAGGAGAACTCGATGACCTCAGATGCTGCCGTGTGGTGGATCCGGATCATCTTTCGGTGTGTTTGGGCATTTATCATCATCGCGGCCGCTGTAGGCTTTGGCGCCGCCTATGGCTGGCATAAGCATGGCCTGGTTGCAGCCATTGCGCTTGGGTTCGTTGGTCTCGTAGTCGGCGGGCCATTTGCTTGGTCCCCGAGGGGGACTATCGAAGCGCTGATAACAATGCTGATGATGTAATTGCATCGAGCATGAAGGCCAAAATTACCGAGCGCACCATAATAGGCCCCGGAGGGTGGCTGTCTACGTGGGCTTTCCCCTGCCATTTAACCGACTAGCCGGAGCAGTCATCATTCTGCGTTCCGGTTCTGCTGATGAATGCAGCCGCTCGGACGGGTACCGGGAAGCCTCGCCGTAGCGAGGGCGCATAGATGTCAGCTCTTCCCAATTTCGTTGCCCATTTTGGCGAATTGTGATGGGGGACCGAGATGCACTTCGGCTATCAAACCCTATCTGAGGAACGGCTATCTGGCAACTTCAGTGACGCCGCAAGATGACTAGACCAGCCCAATGCTCTGAGGTGGTATTTCGATCAAATTGCCGTCTGGCATAATTCGGAAGTATTTCAATTCGCCGTCAGGCAGCGCAGGCCTTATGCTGGCGATAAGCCTTTTGAATACGTCAAAGTCATCATGCGGCAAGATCGTAGCAAGCGCCTGACCTACGTCAGTAAGAATGTAAGACCGGAGAGCAGGCGTCCCATTGTGGCCTTCCAGCGCTCCATCTTCAGTGTAAGTAATAGTGCAGCTTTTTTTAAAGGCAATTGCGAAGTTGCCAACACCGAATAACCAAACCGGATCTGTCGAATTCATCGTTCCTTCGATAAATAAGCTCAGATGACCAGCAATTCCTGGGTCGACCACCAATTCAGCTGATATCAATGCGGTCAATTCCGCAAACGACAACACTCCCGTGAGAGATTTGGCCAGTGCAGTCGGGCGAACTCGGGAAGCACAGACGCGCTCAAACAACTGCGCCGTTGGAGCATCCAGCTCATCGGTTGCCCGCAGCACTTTTGCACCAAAGGTACCGGGCTTTCGGACTTCCGAAGAAAGCACGCGTCCCCATCTCTGACGTAGCTCATCAGTCGACGCAGATTCCGCATACTGTTCGAAACGATTCATAAACTCGTCGCTGACGTTTGCAGGCCCAGCCAACGACTCTTCCTCCGACGGTGGGTTTTGGCGAAGATCCTCCAATGCCTCGGCAACCACGGCATCCTTGTTAACTTGCTGCTGCGCGATCTTTTTGAAGTGATTTTCGAGAGCTCGATTTGCAAACTCATCATCGGCATTCATGCGCTCTACACCGTACTTCGCGGCAGCTTCGATCAACTGACGCTCCCCCTCCGTCTTTGCGCGCCTGCGCGCGGAAATGCCTTCAAGCCATGCATTCCCAAGGTCGGCGACGTTTCCAATGAGACGATCAACCGCTGACACAGCGCGGCTCTTAGCTGCCGCTTTCACACCCGTTTCAGTCAATTCCGCCGAAATTGATGTCTCAGTACTCAGATGATCGTCGGACATAGCTTTCTCCTTTAAGTAGAGAAAGCATCGCGCCGGATTCGATTCTTGGCAACCATTCGATTGCATAGACGATGGGGATATTTCTCGCTTATATACTTATCCTCACCCGTTTACTTCCGAGTAAAAGTAAGCGCCGCGCCCGGTCACCCGGTGTTCGAATTCCCGAATAGGAAGGGTCGATTGCGGCATTACCGTTCGACGCGCTCCAAGAGCTGCCGCCGGCGTTCGTTTCGCCAGTTGGCATGCGCTAGGACGTCTGCCCTCACCTGCTTCTTCTGGCCGCCCACCTCGTCATCGCGCCAGTTCGTCGCGCAATTCTTCGAAGCTACCGTTATTGATATGTCTTCTAGGGCAATTTGCGTCACGTCGTCAAAGGTCACTGTCAACCGGACGCGGTGCTTTTGGTTCAGATTGTCCGCAATACGTTGACAATGCGAAGCTATTCGACGCTCAAAAGTTCTTCGCGACACGTCGATTTTCTTCAGATAGGCATCGAAGTAGACGCCCTTCCGGATTTTGATGAACGCGTAATCGTAGACGAGCTTGCGCTCTTCCTCGTTTAGGTACGTGTTGATCCAGTCCCAAGTCTCGTACATCCGGCTAATGGCGCCAGCCGAAGGTATCCTTCTAACCGTCGTTTCGTTGTACCCGTAGCCTTCCATCATCTCGCGAACGATGTCCGACATGGCACCAAGCCCCATCCGTGGCCCCAACGCTGCAGGTGAGGCTCTGAGCGTCAAAGCGCCCTCGATAATCTGTGCCCGCACCTGCTCATAAGTCCACTCAGCGAAAACCATCGTCATGCTGCTTCTCCTCGATAGGGCCACAGGCCGAATTGCATTCTCAGGGCAACGAGGATCTCGTCACTCGTCGCCATCCCGTATTTCATGGCCTTGGCACCGCGTCGGAGGGCGCCAAGGTCGATAGCGTTGAAGTCGGAAATCAAGGTAGGGCGCCTAACCAGTTCCGGATTGGCGATGAGAAGACGCGATACAGCTTTCAGGACATCGGCAAAGAGTTCGTCGGCATTGCGCTGGCTGCCAGTGACGAGCATCAACACCAGACGAAGATGCTCTTCACCGTAGCGCCGGCCGATTTCTCTGACAGTCGGCTTGCAATAGCATTCTCGAGCCTTGCGGCTGCTGGGACTGTGATGTCGCCAATCCCGTAGCAGCACACCACATTGACGGGCTACCTTATGGATATCGCAGGAATGGGCGCCGGTTTGGATCATATGGCCGCCTCGCCACACAAAACAAATCGGCCTATGAGAGCGACGATGAGCATCCACAAACCTGAGGATTTCCGGGGACGCATAGAAAATGGAGCAAGGCGGTCACGATCGCGCTTGAGGGCCCCGACGAGTGGGTCGTCATCGATACGACCCAAGCCGCCAGCTGGGCACTTATCGCGGATTGGCCACTGGAGGAGGCGCCCGCATTGGATCGAGCCTTGACCGTCTGCGCCGACGTGATCAGCGGCAAGCGAACCCCAGAGGATGCCCGCCGAGCGTTCATCGCCGCTGTCGAAGAAGCTAAGATACCGATCAAGGAGCAGTGAAATCACTGGGTTCATTGACGAGCACTATCTCTTGGACGGCAGACGCGGAGACGTGACGGGTTTGCGGATTGCCGCAGCGATATCGCTGAACCGCGTCTTTCGATAGATGCCGGGCGCCGTTTCCATCGTATCAGCCATAGTCTCCGCAACTGCGGCACAGCGATTACGCTCATCAAGCAACAGCTTCGCAATCGCCGTCGGCAAATCGTCGTCAAGGTCCTTTTGATGGAACCTATGTGAAAGGTGAGTGGCAATCATTCTCAAATCGTCCGGGATGTTGCTCATAGCTTTCCACCTCTCTCGCGAAGATATTGTTCTGGATCGATCCTTCGAACCTCGGATGCTGGCCCGAATGTGCCCAACCGATAATCGCGAAATGCACGCTCGCCGGCAGGATCGAACTTCTTGGCGGCAATCGAACGCACCCAGCCTGGCGCCTTTGCGGCATCGCGCTTCATCTGCTTTTCCTGCCGCGCCGCAATCTTCTGCTCCCGCTTCAGGCTCTTTTTCGATTTTCCCTTTTCAGGCTTGCCCCAAAGCACCTTCTTGTTCGAACTGCGCTTCTCAGGGACGTTGACATCCCGATGATCGAGACGGTCCAGCGCCTTCCATGCGGCTGCGTTGGTATCGAACGGCCCTTCGACGACTTTGCCGCGCTGGTCGACGATTTCGAATTGGCCGTCGTCGTTTCGGCTGACGTTGAGGATCTGGTTCATCGTCATGCCGCAACCTCGAATGGTACAGCACTTGCATGATTACTAATATCATAACCATGTGAGGGCAAACCGTAATGAATCGGCACACTTCGCATCAGTTTCCGGCACTTCGGCTCGTCCTGAATGGCCGGCAAAAATACAGGGTGGTGAGAACAGTCAGAGACGCAGCGGAAACGCTCATAAGCGACTGGCCGTCGCATGATGGCGAGCAATACATCATCGCGGTTCGTGTATGCTTGGACGCCTACTACGACGTCGTGCCGGCCAGCGAAGTCAGAGAGGCGCTGATTAGGGCTGCAAACGAGGAACATATCCCGCATATTTCGGTCGTCTGCTGAAGTCATGCTGCAGCTCCTTTGGGTTCTGCGAAGAAGCTTGGAAACAGCTTGCGGATCTTCTTTTCACCGGCCGCGCGTTTGCGCTCGGCGAATTTCTCAATGCGCCTATGCATCTCTTTCTCGATCGCCTCGCCAGCCTCCTCGCCTATCGCGAAAAACTTGTCGCGGAGGGCAATAGCGGCCTCCTTCGATCGGCAAGCAGCGATGACCTGACAGCGCGGAATTCTGCTGCCCTCGTATCGAACTGGTTCCGTGGCCGTGAATGTCTTCGGCTTCACTGTCTCGACCTGAGCGATGAAGAAATTCTCATCCTTGGTGAAGCTGTCCATCCAGTGCTTAACGGCATAGCCTTCGAGCACATCGGGCATTTCCCGAACGTAGGGGCCAAACGGCTGTTGGAACGCCAGAACCCATTGGCCCGGCTTGATGTCGATGAAAGCTGTCATGCTACGCCTCCATTTCGCTGTTGTTCGACGAGCCGAGGAATCGCCGCGCCGCGCCATGCGTTGATGAAAAGGGTGATCGAGGCCTCGACTTCAGCATCTGATGCGCCATTGTTGATGAGATCGGCGACCATTTGGGCTCCCGTAAGCAACGCGAGCGAATTACCAGCCTCGAAACCTTCATTGACGAAGGTGTCAGCGATCCGATTGATGACAGCGCGACGACGATGATAGGGAAAAACTATCATGCTACCCCTCCCGCCGCTTCCTGGCGCCAGTCATCGATATCGCACTGGAAAAGGGCATGTCGCATCAGGCGGTGAAGGGCCTGATCCATGAATTGACGTGGAACACCTTTGCTTACGAGAAAGGCAACACCGTCTTCAGCCGAGGTTGGTGGATCGAAGGGATGATCACTGTCCGTCTCTCGCGCATGTGCGTGTGTATACGTATCCTTTCTTCCTTCAGAGCGAGAATTCTGCTCCTGTTTCGGTTCCTGTTCCTGCTCCTTCTCCTGTTCCTTGTTTGCCAAACGGTTTCGAGAAGGTTTCGGTAACGGTTTGCCAAACAGTTTCTTGAACGCGTCGATCATGGACTGCGGGCGGTCCGCTAGGCTGTCATAAGCCCATGAAATGACTTCCTCTTTGAGATCACACTCCGGAAGAAGATCGGCGCTGTTTGCCCATGCTTTGATGACGTTGGGATTGTCGGCGGGATTGTATTTGAGGAAATTCGGGAGCGCGACGAGCCGCCCTTTTTCATCGAACCGGATCATGCCTTTCGACAACGGTTCCTGAAACCCTTTCGTAAACCGTTCCGTCGACCATTCGAGATCCTCAGCCAAGGTGGCGAACGAAGCTCGCATTGCGCCAAGGGCAGTCATATGGGGATGGATCAGGATTGAGAGGAAGACGAGCTTTCCGTCGTCACCGAGATCACGGAATTTTTCGTCATAGAGAGTTCTCGTATCGACCTTGCGATATTTGCTCATCCGAACGCCCTCCTGCAGACGGAGAAGTTTCCGGCGAGCAATATCGCTTCGGCCGCGTCAGCGTCCGTCAGACCAAAGCGAGAGGCGATTTCTGGGAGGGTCGGCGAACGTTCCGGATCGGAACATTCGTGGCGATCGGCGAGCCATTGGGCGGCGCGGTGTACGTAATTCCGTACACTTTCACGTCTGTCCAAGGAGGGCGCCGTCACAGGGACGCTCCCGATATTGTCGTGGCGGGCGGAAAGATGTCTGGGCGAAGTTGGGTCTTCGAAATAGCACCCTTCGTCGCATGATCAATCGCACTCGCGAGTTCGGCAGATACGCGACCGTTCCGTTTCGCGTACCAGATGGCATTCTGAGAATACCCAGCTAGCGTCCCAAGCTTAGCTTCGGAGCCAGCGATTGTGATTGCGGCCTCTAGGAGCCGCGTAATCTGTTGTGAATTGGATTTTCGCTTCATGGCCACTCAGAATTACCCATTTCTGAGTTATTATGCAACACATATTTAACTTGAACTGGTTACACAAAGGAGGCATTCATCAGAAAAAGGGACTCCCATGGCAGACAAAGAAGAAAAAAGCCTCATTGACCGCCTGCGCGAAGGAAAAGGTACAGCCGTGCGCCGTGCGCGCGAGGAGCGCGGATTAAGCCAGACCGAACTCGCGAAGCTCGCCAATACGTCACAGCAAACGGTCGATCGAATTGAGCGCGGCGCTGTCGAGCACTCGCGAGCCTACCCACGAATATTAGACGTGCTGGGTATCCCCAATGAGGGGTTCAATCTAGAACGCTTCAAGAAGACCGTGGAGAGAATGAAAGCCGACAGCGCCGAGAGTTATCGGCGATTCATGGAAGAAGGAAAGCACGCTTCTGACATCGTCACAAAGGGAAGAATGCCCGTATATGCTCCAGGAGACGGCACAGGTCCTCGCTTGATTAACGCTATCCCCAAGGCGTACCCGGTCGAATTTTCGGAGGATGCATATGGCCTTGTGATGTTTGGCACGGAAATGGAGCCAGCGATTCGTAATGGCGAGATTGCTATCGTAAACCCGAATTTGCCGCCTCTATGGCAAAGCGAAGTAGTCGTTACGATTGACGGAAAGCCAACGATCAGGACCTTTATCGGTGAGAGCGACACGGTATGGTCGGTCCAGCAATGGAAGCCGCTGATCAAGACCGACCTCAAAAAAGATGAGTACGCGATGCCGCAACTTGTCGTCGCTAAAATCGGTCGATCTATTTAACCCATTTTTCGTGTTGACCACCACACATAACTGAGTTAATTAAGACTCCATCAACCCGATGGAGTGAACATGAATCCGCTCATCCAAATGAATGCATCGGCTATGATGTCCAGCCGCGAGATCTCGGACGTCGTTCAAAAGCGCCACGACAATGTGAAGCGTACAATCGAGACGTTGGCTGAGAAGGGCTTGGTGAGGTTTACTCAATTTGAGGAAACCTCCCATGATGGCGCCGGCGCGCGCCCGGTCGAAGTCTACCTCGTCAACGAGCGCGACAGCTACGTCGTCGTCGCGCAGCTCTCCCCCGAATTCACTGCGCGGCTGGTAGACTACTGGCAAACACATAAGAGCCAGCCCGCACAGATCCCGACGACAGCCGAGGCCTTCGCCCACGCCTTCCGCATGATTGCGGATGCCGAGCAGCGCGAAGCGCAACGGGACGAGCGGCTGAACCTTATCGATGCAAAGGTCGAACGTATCGAGACCGCGCAGACCGTCTTGAGCGCGCGGCCGGCGAACTCCGAAAGCATCATGCATATCCGCAAGCGCATCTGGCGGCTTTACGGACTCTCGGACGCCACGATCGACGCCGTTATGCGCCAATCACCGTATGCACCAAAGCCGGCCGGAATGGTCCGGAACGACCGCGCTGAGGCGGATGGCGCAACCTATGCCGTATATTGGAAGAAAGATGTGACTGCGGCGTTCGAACGCTTCATCGACGAATGCAGGCCGGTTTCTGCCGCCTTCTATACCCATCCTTTTGTCGAGGGCCGCTTCAAGATGGTCCTCGAGCACTGATGCGGCGCCGTGGCTGATCCACGGCAATTTTCTGAAAACGGAGCAAGAAAATGACAGACCCGATTCAGTCGGATGGCGAAGCTATGGCTAAACAAAAGCGTCCATTGGGCCTTTTGGATAAGGTCCACGACCTTCGTGATCTCCTCCTCCTTTTGAACCTTGGAGCGCGTTCCCTTGAAATGTCGCATGAGCGCAACGCGATGGAACGAGGCGCGATTATCGCTCAAGATCTCATCTCCGAAATCGAAGCTATGATCGAAGCTGGGGAGGAGCTCGCATGATTTCCGCTCAGCCGTACACGCTCGACGATATCCAAAGCGATGTCATTCACCTCGGCCATCTGATCGACGAGACCATGAATAAGCTTTTGGAAATCGATCGCCACACGCTCACCGCCGATACCAAACATTATATCGACCGGGCTTCAGCCTTTGTCTGGGTTGCCCGCGATCTAAGCGAGCGCATTCAAGGTGGCTTCTCGGACGCGCGCCACAGTGAGCGTGCCCCAGCTGGGGAGAACGCCCGTGCATAATACCGAAATCGAAGATGCCTTGGGTGCAGCCCATAGCTTCCTTCACGCCATAAAAATGGCGACTGAGGGCAGCGAAGCGCTTGGAGGCGGCGGCAGGGATTATTGCGCCCTCCAACTTCTCGCCGAAGCGGCGCAGACAGAAATCAACAAGGCGCTCACCGCCTTTGATCGAATTGGGGAGGAAGGCTCATGCTGACCGACCTTATCGCCCGCTATACCGATGCCAAGAAGGTCTGGGAAGCGCAGTTCGAACATGATTGCGCCAGTGCCACCACTTCTCCCGAATGGGCGGCTTACATGTCCTTGACGGGTGAAATTCTCGGCTACTGCTGCCTGAGCCGAGAAGAGCATTTCCGGAAGATTGAGCTCATTGAGAGTGATGCAAACCTTTTTGAAGAGCTCGTAGATCGCTCCGATAACCATGGGGCTCTCCTCTTCCTGAGATCGCTGAAAGGCGGCGCATTTTATGGAGCTGGCCCTGTGGATAACGGGGAGAACTGACCGATGGAGCCCCGAGACCCCTTTATCGAGTTTGTAAAGGCACTTGCTCGGCGTCAAGCGCGACTTGACGCCGCGCCGAAGCAGCCAGCAAATGAAAACCTTCCAAAGGACGAGCAGGCGAGGCAAAAATGAAGCGCGCGGCATTGTATGGGCGATACTCGACCGATTTGCAGAACGATAGATCGGTCGAGGACCAATTCCGTCTTTGCCATGAGTACTCCGCGCGCCTCGACGCCGCTGTTGTGAAGCAGTTTTCCGACAGGGCGAAATCCGGCGCATCGATGTTCGGCCGCCAAGGCTTGGCCGACCTCATGACGGCCGCTGAGCGCGGCGAGTTCGATATCCTTGTCACCGAGCATGCGGATCGCGTGTCACGCGACATTTCCGATTTGGGGCATATCCACAAGGTCCTGAAATTTCGCGGCATTGAAATGCACTGCGTCAATGGCGGTCTTATGGATACCGTTCAGATCGGGATGTACGGCCTCGTCGGCCAAATGCAGCGCGAGGAAGGGGCTAGGAAGGTCAAGCGGGGGATGATCGGCGTCGTCCGCTCGGGACGCAATGCCGGCGGCAAAGCGTATGGCTATAGACCTGTAGTGGGGAAGCCGGGCGAGCTGGAGATTGTCGAAGACGAGGCATCAACAGTCCGGCGCATTTTCGAGATGTACGCCGCAGGGATCTCGCCTCGTACGATTGCTGGCATATTGAACCGGGAGGCCGTCCCTGCACCCCGTGGGCGGCAATGGAATGCCTCTACCATCAATGGCAGCAATCAACGGAACAACGGCATTCTCAGGAATAGCATCTACGCCGGGAAGATCATGTGGAACCGCACGCACATGGTGAAAGACCCCACCAGCGGCAAAAGATTGTCTAGGGCCAACGATCACGAACAGATCGAAACCATAGATGCCCCTCATCTGCGGATCATCGACGAGGATATTTTCGAGGCTGTACAGGGGAGAAAGGTTGCGGCGGCAAAGGTCGGGCCAAAGGCTCCGCGATCAAAGCGTCTGCTGTCGGGCCTGTTGCGCTGCGGCGCATGCGGGGGCGGAATGGTTATGATCGGCCCGGATCGAAACGGCCATCGTATCCAGTGCAGTGATCATCGGGAATCAGGGGTTTGCCACAATACCAGGCGCTATTATCTCGGGCGCATCGAGGCTCTAGTGATGAACCGGCTGAGGTCCATCTTCTCAGACACGAAATATATCGAGTCCTACATTCAGGCTTATCAGGAAGAGCAAAAGAAACTGCGCAGCTCCGCGCTGCGTGATCGCGCGAGCGCCACCCGCCTCCTTGAGGAAGCAAAGGCAGAGATAACCAAGATCATCAGCATGATGGCAAAGGAATTGATCGGCGAAGAGGAAGGCGTTGCATTGCTGACGCCGCTGCGCGAACAAAGGGACGCCCAGAAGGCTATCCTCGAATCCATCGAAGAGCCTACGAACGTCATTGAGCTTCAGCCGAAGGCGGTTACCCGTTTTCGGGAGAACATTGAAAGCTTGGCGCAGATTGTCGCTAAGGAGGGGGCAGAACCATCGCCCGAGCTTATCGGGCCGTTCCGGGAGATTGTCGCCGCCGTGGTGGTCCACCAGACCGATCCCGGTCAACCATATGACATCGGACTCAAGGGCCGCTTGGCTAGTTTGGTCAGCCCCGAACTGTCGGTGATAAAGGTGGTAGCGGAGGAGGGATTTGAACCCCCGACACAAGGATTATGA